ATCTTCTCCAGATGAAGACTTGGAAGTCGAAACGAATACAGAACTACAACAATGGGCTGGAGATATACTTCAAGATCTAATTGCTATTGGTATAGGCACAGGTGCAACAGTATTCAGAGAAAAAGAAAAACCAAAATATTATTTAAAGGACCCTAAATGAAAATATTAATATGTGGATTACCTGGTAGTGGAAAAAGCACTATAGGAAAACCATTTGCAGAACTTATCGGTGGAATATGGATTAATGCTGATGAGGTAAGAAAAGAATATGATGACTGGGACTTTACTCCTGAAGGTCGTATGAGACAAGCAATGCGTATGAAGTTTTTATCGGATGGGGTTGTTATGGCTGGTAAGGTTGCTGTAGCAGATTTCATTTGTCCAACAAAGGCTGCCAGAGAATCATTTAATGCAGACTATACTGTTTGGATGGATACAATTAAATTCGGGAAATACGAAGATACAAACTTAATGTATGAACGTCTTGAAAGTGGCGAATATAATTACCATGTGTCAAGATGGTTTGAAAAAGCAGAAGAACAATTGGCAGAGGTAGTAACAACTTATATGAAAAGAAAAATAGAAGGAAACACAGATGACATTTGATTATACCAAGCCTACAGTACAGATGTTAGGAAGATGGCAACCTTGGCATGATGGACATACAGAATTATTTAAAAGATGTTTAGCTATAACAGGACAAGTATGTATTATGGTTAGAGATGTAGGTGGTTCTGATGCAGGTGTTCCAGGTCAAGATGATAATCCATTTAACTTTGGAGATGTGTTTGTAGATGTTCAGAAAAATTTATCAGAAAAAGGGTTTACTTATGGCGAAGAATACTTTATAATAAAAGTACCAAACATCGTTGATATAAGTTATGGACGCGGTGTTGGGTATACTTTTACTGAACATGACTTAGGTAAAGAAGTACATGATATTTCTGCCACTAAGATAAGAGCGAAATTAAGAGAGGAAGGCAAACTTGCAGCCAAATATTGAACAAACGATTCTTCGGAATTTACTATATGATGAAAAATATATGCGAAAGGTTTTGCCTTTCATAAAGCCAGATTACTTTCAAGGTACTTACAAAACTTTATTTAAAGAAGTAGGTAAGTACATTGGTAAGTATAATAAACTACCTACACAAGAAACCCTTACCATAGAACTTGAGAGTCTTAATGAAGACCAATATGTTATGGCAATGGATTTGGTTCCAGGTATATTCACTAAAGAAAAAAGTGATGAAGATTGGTTAGAAGACTCTACTGAAAAATGGTGTCAGGATAGAGCAATCTATAATGCTGTTATGGAATCAATATCAATTATTGATGGTAAACATGAAAGCCTAACAAAGAATGCTTTGCCTGAATTATTATCAAACGCACTTGGTATATCATTTGATACTAATGTAGGTCATGACTATGTAGAAAACGCAGAACAAAGATTTGATTTCTACCATAAAGAAGAAGATAGAATACCATTTGACCTTGATTACTTTAATAAGATTACTAAAGGTGGTGTTCCAAATAAAACACTTAACATTGCTCTAGCAGGTACTGGTGTTGGTAAATCTTTATTCATGTGCCATCTTGCTGCGAATACATTAACGCAAGGTAAAAATGTTCTATATATAACTATGGAAATGGCTGAAGAAAGAATAGCAGAAAGAATAGATGCTAACCTTCTTAACATACCTATAGACCAACTTGGTAATATGTCCAAGGATATGTTCACAAAGAAAGTTAAAAACTTAGGTAAGAAAGCAAATGGTAAATTAATAATAAAAGAATACCCTACTGGCTCTGCTCATAGTGGACATTTTAGGGCTCTATTAAACGAATTAAAATTAAAAAGACAATTCATTCCAGATATGATATTCATTGATTACTTGAATATTTGTTCATCTAGTAGAATGAAAGGTATGGGAGGGTCGATAAATTCATATACTTACATTAAGGCAATTGCTGAAGAATTACGTGGTCTTGCGGTCGAGTCGAACGTTCCGATCTTCTCAGCAACGCAAACGACTCGTTCTGGTTTTGGTAACTCGGATGTTGGGCTTGAAGATACGTCTGAGTCTTTTGGATTACCCGCAACAGCAGATTTAATGTTTGCTATAATCTCTACCGAAGAACTAGAGAAACTTGGTCAGCTTATGATTAAACAATTAAAGAATAGGTATAATGACCCGACAACACATAAGAGATTTGTGATTGGTGTTAATAGGGCTAAAATGCAACTCTATGATGTTAGAGAAGTAGACCAAACACTTATGGATGATACTCCAGTATTTGATAACACTAAAGCCGCAGATAAGTTTAAAGGATTTAAAATATGAACAAAGTAAGATTAATAAGTTATTCTAAACCAGCAGACGAACTAGAATATTCAGACTTTAAAAATTATTGGAATTTCGGCTTTCAAGACTTAATTACTTATTGTGCTAGAGTATCTAATCCTACTAATCAAGCGAATAGCGAAACATCAAAAGGGTTATTAAAATACCTTATGAAAGAAAAGCATTGGTCACCATTTGAAATGGTATCAGCTTGTTTAGAAGTAACAACGACTAGAGATATAGCAAGACAGTTATTAAGACACAGGTCATTTTCTTTTCAAGAGTTCTCTCAAAGATATGCAGATCCAACGAAAGAATTGAATATTGATATTATAAGAGATGCAAGATTACAAGATAAAAAGAATAGACAAAATAGTATAGAAACAGATAATGTTGAGTTACATCATGAATGGGCTGATAGACAAACTGAAATAGGTAATTTAGTTAAAGAACATTATAAATGGGCTATAGATAATGGTATAGCTAAAGAACAAGCAAGAGTAATATTACCAGAAGGTAATACCGAATCAAAATTATATGTAAATGGAACATTACGGTCTTGGATGCATTATGTAGAATTAAGAACGGCTCCAGGTACGCAACAAGAGCATAGAGAAGTCGCTACAATGTGTGGTGAGAAACTACTAACCATTTTCCCAATCATGGATAATTTTATCGATAAAGGAATTTAATCGATGAGAAAAATATTATTAACGATAGTATTTGTAATAGTAACATTATGGGTAATAGCAAGTTTGCTTTTACTTACTAGTTGTATAATTTATATTTAAAAAAAGTATTTACTTCTTGTAAAAAATAGTATATAGTTAATGTATAGTAAAAATTAAACAAGGAGAAAATAAATGGTACAACCTAAAGACCCGAATATGAGACACTTCTATATAAGTATCGCTAAAAGCATAGTTAGACTAGCAGGCTTCGGAATATTAATGACTGGAGATTACTTCGCTGCCGGTGCAGCACTAATTAGTGCTGAATTACTTGGTATAGCAGAAGAAATATAAAAACGTGAAAAGTGTTATAAAATTCTTTAAAGATAGCTACAGATTAAGCCCTGTAGCATTTTATTGTGAGATGGTAGAAGCAGTATTTTTAATCACTGCGAGTGCTATTCTTGCCTTTACTATATTAGATCCTGCAACAACAATATTTATACCATTATACTTAATCGGATCGATATTAGGTGTATGTAGTGCAGTTATTAGAAAAGCCGCATTTGTTATAGTATTATGTAGTTGGTTTACCGCAATGAACTCGTTCGCTTTATTCCAACTATTTTTGTATAGTTAAAAAGATGTTAATTAAATACCCATATGTTATAAATAACTGTAAGGTTTGTCCCTTAATAGACACACGTTGGCCAAGGTTAGCCAACATTTTTTTAATAACACAAGGAATAATTCGTATGAAGAAAATTCTTACATTCGCAATTGTAATGTTTGGACTGACAGGCTTAACCGCATGTTTCCATGTAGGTGACGCCGCAGCCGCAGAAGGGCTACCTCAATTATTTGACCCATCTGGTTCTATCTCTTATGAGAGGGCATTTGAAGCAGACAGTCAAACAATAAAAGGTTCACTTAATGTGGGACCTGTAGAATTCGGAACATCATTTACTGACGATTTAGCAGTAAGCGGTATTCAATTCGACATTAATAGTTATGACGTAAACTTTTCTCAACCGATAGGGGAGAATGTATCTTTTTATGCAAACAATGAGTTTGATACAGATTTCGCTCATACTGAAACAACACTAGGAATATCTTTGAGTTTCTAGTACAACTAATGGAAAGCTGGAGTCAACTCTCCAGCTTATCTATCAGGATA